GTTCTTTCATTATTACCAGCATGGTTGGAATAGCTTTGCTACTGGTCAATATACAGCAGCTATTTCACCTCAGACTTTCGGTGAGCGTGACCCGATTGCTGAAATTCGTTATAAATTTTACCGCGGTAATGATCAACAGAAAGAAGTAGCTAGTAAGATTATGCGCTCCGAAAAATGGCTTGCTAACGTCTATATTGTAAATGACCCGGTCAATCCAGATAATAACGGTAAGACTATGGTCCTGCGTTATGGTAAGCAATTGCATAAGGTTATTGCTAGTGCTATTGACGGTGAAGATGCTGGTGATTTAGGTCCACGTATCTTTGATCTCGGATCAAGCGGTGTTAACTTTAAAATTGTAGTTGAAAAGCAAGGTGATTTTCCGACATATGTATCATCAAAGTTCTCCTTTCCAGCAGAAATTAAAGGTCTGGCAGAAAGTGATCATGAGAAAATCTATAGTAGCGGGGTGGAGCTTAATTCTATCTTCCCTATTAAGAGCTATGATGAGCTTAAAGAGATGGTTAATGAGCATATTCTATGTGAAGATGCAGATTCGCAGCGTAGTGAAGTGGTACATACACCGGCCGCAGCTCCAGTACCTGTAGCGGTTACCACTACGGATCCAGCACCTAGTAATACCGCTTCAACAAGTGATAGCGACATTCAAGATTTGCTTGACGGCCTCGACATCTAAACAATATGGAAAATCAAGAACAGGCCCCGGGCAGCTTCGAAAGAACGCTTACTCCAGAAGAAGAGAAGGCAGTCCTAATCAACTTTATGGGCAACACATACGGTGAAGTCAAAAAGTTAGAGGGTAATGCTGTTGGCAACTCAAACTCACTCGGTCAAAGCAGTGACGGTATTAAGCAGCGTATTGCAGATGTTGTGAAATCTAATGTAGCTAATACCGCGCCGAGCGTTGTGCCTGTTCATGCCCAACCAGCACCGGTACCTGTACAGCAAGAAGCAGCTGTTGTACCGGTACCGGTGACTGTACCGGTAGTAGCTATCGAGGATAATAATCAGCTAACCTTTAGCTTTGATGTAAATGAGAAAGAAGAATTATTTGCATTAATCGAAAAGGTATTAACGAGATTAGATAAGCTTCACCGTAATGTAGATGATGTATCGGCTCAGGTAGCGGCGCTGCATGCAGTAAAAAAAAAGTCAGTATCGCGAAGAAAAGCAGCTAGCCCAAGCAAGGAAACCTAGTATAATAGAGATAATATATGGCATATTTAAAACTAAAAAATAAGAAAGACTTCATTACTAACTTTTTAGGACCTATATCTAATTTAAATGATATGTGCGTTCTCAAAATTACTAGCAATAGCGTTGCTTGTACAATCGCAGCTGCTGATTCGACTGTTGTATGTAGAGCAGATTTAGAGTGTGAAGTTGATGTTGGATCTGCAGAGTCTATTGTTCTAAACATCCCTGATATTAAAAAATTAATTAGAGTATTAGATATTATTCCAGAAAACGAAATATCTATAACAATAAACGATAATAATATATCCTACAATAAAGGCGGTTATAAGTTTAGGTACCATGTGCTAGATGATGGTATTATTAAGTTACCTAACATTAACGTTAATAAGATTAACGATCTTGTGTTTGATACTAATTTCAAAGTTACAGAGAAAGATCTCGGGATGCTCTATAAAGGTAGTTCATTTACAACCGAGACATCTAAGCTTTATATCTTTCAAGAAGATGGTAATATTTCAGGGGAGCTTGGCGATAAGAATCGACATAATACGGATAACTTTGTTTGTATATTAAGTGAGTCATATGAAGGCAACGCTCTAACTAAACCCCTAGCTGTTAACTTCGAGTCATTTAGATTATTGAGTTTCGGGGGTAGTCGTGAAGTTAATTTTAGAGTTAATCAAGATATGGGAATTATTACATGTGCCTTGAAAAAAGGTAACACATCATTGATTTACGTTGTATCTGCATTAATTAATTAATATGTTAAACAGAGACGGTAAACTTAAGGAGAAAAGGATTAGTAATAAGCTTAAAACAGCTGGCTATACTATTAAACGATTGAAGGATAACGGTTTTGTAGTATTCAAGATGTTTAATGCGTATAGTGCTGTTGATCCGCGCCGATGGACGATTATGATTAATCCAGGTGCCGCGTCCGTTTATATGACATGTCATCATAATAAGGATAATTTAAATGAGATATTATTTGAGTTAGATGATGGAGGTAATAACTTTAACCGCGGATTTTTTGTTAAGACAGATAGTATCGAAGTTATTGTTAATGAGCTCATATCCAAAGGGGTTAGCAACGAACCTTCAACTAATCCATTCTACAAACTTAAGTAAGTATATGAGTGACGAAACTCCAAAAAAGAGAGGTAGTCCTAAAAAGGTAAAAGCTGAGTCTATCTCCCTCTCTGCAGTAGAAACACCTAATGATGATATACAAGATGTTATCAGAGATGCTCTACGGACGATTATAGCTGAAAGTAAAGGCGTTAAAGAAGAAGAAGAAACTATTGAAGCGATGGTTTCAACTTGCTCTGAGTTTATGAAGAGTTTTATCATTATGGGGTATGATCTCAATGATAATGCAATTGCACCGATTTTTTATGCTAAGACGGATATGGAAGCAGATGCATTATCTCATTATATGCAGCAGTATTTTATGGCTTCGATGAAAGGTCAGCATTGATTTTCGTATATTGTATGGTATAATATATGTATGAAAATATTAGTATTAGGTAAAGGTTTTATTTCCAACTATCTTGTTTCTTTTCTTGAAGAGAGCAACCATTCAGTGGATTGTTATTCACGTAAAGAGGTAGACTATTCAGACGATATCAGCCTCTACAATCTGATTGTAAATCAATCAGATTTTGGTGAATGCTATGATGTTATTATTAATACAGCAGGTTTTACTGGTAACCCTAATGTAGATGAATGCGAGTCAAGAAAAGCTGAATGCTTCGACTTAAATGTTAAGCTACCTAAAACAATTGAAGGTGTCTGTAAAACAGCAGGTATTAAATTTATCAACGTAAGTTCTGGTTGCATTTATACTGGTTATGATAAGGACTATACAGAAGAGGATGAGCCGAATTTTGGTATGTATAACAGTGAGTCAAGCTTTTATAGTAAGACAAAGCATGCATGCGAGTTAACATTAGATAATAACTTTACAAATACCATTCGTATTAGAATGCCGGTTACGAATAAAATGGATCATAAGAATCTCCTTTCAAAGCTTAAAAAATATGATAACATTATCGACTTTAAAAATAGTAAGACAGATGTAACAAAATTATGCGAGTTTATTGAAGTTGTAGCAGAGAATTTTAAACCTGGTATTTACAACGCTGTACATAACAATACTCTTACAACAAGAGAAGTTACTGAAATTATGGCAGAGTATGGTCTGCAAAATGATAATTGGAAGTTTATAGAATATGAAGATTTACCGATTAAAGCAAATAGAAGTAATTGTGTATTAGATAATAGTAAAGCGAAAAGAGACTTTGATTTTGATTTCGGTGATGAAGAATACTTCATTAAACTTAACTGCTCTGTATTACAACAATCAAAGTAATGGCAAGAAAAGGTATAATTTTAGCCGGCGGTAATGGTACTAGACTATTCCCGCTAACTAGCAGTATTTCTAAACAAGTATTACCTGTATATGATAAACCGTTACTACTATATCCGATACAAACAGTATTAGATGCAGGTGTCGATGAGATTATTTTTATTATCAAACCAGACCAGTATTATAATTTTCAAGTTCTAATTAAAAGTTTAAAATTACCGGTAAAGCACAATATAGTAATGCAATATGAGCCTAACGGTTTAGCGCAAGCATTCATATTAGCAGAAGAGTTTATTAAGGGTCATTCAGTTGTATTAGCTTTAGGGGATAACATATTTTATAGCGATACGTTAAATGCAGATCTCACTAATATACTACCAGGTGAAAATGTTATTTTTGGCTATGAAGTAAATAATCCAAATGCATACGGTGTTGCAGCTTTTGATGATAGCGGTACATTAATCGACGTTGTTGAAAAGCCGACTAACGCGCCAAGTAATTATGCTATACCTGGCTTATACTTCTTTGATGATACAGTTATTGAGAAAGCAAAGAATTGCGAGAAAAGCGATCGCGGTGAATATGAAATCGTTGATGTAATTAAGCAGTATATAGAAGAGAAAAATATTAACATTTATAAATTAGATAAAGGAGCTGCGTGGTTTGATTGCGGTACTATCGACGATTTACTAGATGCTGGTAATTTTGTAAAAGCTATACAAACGAGAACAAATAATAAAATTGGATATGAAAATAGGCAGTAAAATTGGTAGTAAAAACATTTTAGTAACAGGTGGTTACGGGTTTATCGGTGGTAATTTTATCCGATTTATTAGAGACAATTTTCCGCAGTATCGTATAGTTTGCGTAGATAAAAATGGATACGCTTCAAACAAAAAATATGTAAAGGGTTTATGCGATAAGGAATATATATTTGACTTAGTATGTAATAAAAAATTAGACATGCTATTTGAAGTAGAAGGTAAATTTGACTTCGTATTTCATTTTGCGGCAGAGTCTCATGTAGATAATAGTATTAAAGACCCCTCTATTTTTATACAGTCAAATGTAGTAGGTACTCAGAATTTACTTGAATGTTTCCGTAAAGCAAAGTACGGTAAGATGGTACATATTAGCACCGATGAAGTTTACGGACATTTGGGGTTTAACGATCCTTCATTTGTAGAGTCAACACCAATTAACCCTCGTTCTCCCTACGCTGCTAGTAAGGCATCAAGTGATCTCTTGTGTATGGCATATATTAATACCTTTAATTGTAATATTAGTATTACACGTTGCTGTAACAACTATGGGTCTAACCAACATAGTGAAAAATTTATACCGACTATTATAAGATCTCTTAGTAAAGGTAAAAAGGTACCAATTTACGGTGAAGGGCTCAATATACGCGAATGGGTACATGTAAATGATCATAACTTAGCTATATGGGCTGTTGCGACTAAGGGTGTAAAAGGGGTATATAATATTGGTTCAGGTTTAGAGTTGACAAATATCGAATTAGTTGATAAAATCTGTATTATAATGGGTAAAGATTTAGATAAAAGCGTAGTATTTGTCGAGGATCGTTTAGGTCATGATTTCCGCTATAGTATTGACTGCAGTAAAATACAGGATGAGTTATTATATGAACCTTTATATACAGACTTTGATAATCAATTAGAACAATTAGTTAAAGAATATGAGTAAAATAAAACAAGGAAATATATATGCGATTCACCATGGTGATTACTCCGGTCAAATGATTGTATATATTATGCAAGATAAAAAGGAACAACGATATAATTTTCTTGCGTTACCCGATATGAAAACGTTAAAAATTAAACAAACGGACTTTGATGAGGGTATGACAACTGGATTAGTTAAATTCGTTGAAAAATCGCCGAAACATGTAGTAAAAGTTATTGTAGATCAATATAAGAAAAACGAAAAATAATGAGTAAAATTCTGACCATAGATGGTAACAATCTCGTGCATCGCGTATATTATGTAGCTAATAATATGCCGCATAAATCCGAGTTTTTGCACGTATATATGTTTTTAAATAGCGTTAAAAGCTATGTTGAAATGTACAAACCAGATAAAGTATACTGTGTATGGGATGAGAAGCTTAACTATGTACCGAATAAGCGTCTAGAGCTCTTACCTGACTATAAAGGTACGCGGGATAGAGAAAAAGGTAAGGAAGTACATACAAAAAACGGTTTAATTAAAGAGTTACTACAAATAATTGGCATACCATCTATACTACCGCTGGAGTATGAAGCAGATGATGTCATCGCTATTATAGATGATGTTATACAACACGATAAGCATACTATTATTACAGTAGATAGGGATTTATGCCAGTTAATTGATGAAAAGACGGTTGTTTATGATGCTATTCGGAAACTTGAGATTAATTTAAGTAACTTTGAGGAGAAGTTGAAGTATAACAAGGAACAATTTGTAAGAGTTAAAGCAATAACCGGAGATAAAAGCGATAATATACCAGGTATTAAAGGATTTGGTAAGAAGAAGATCGAGAAATACTTTAACGGTGAAGTAGACTTTACCGATGATGAACGAATTATATTTGAGAGAAATTTGAAGTTGGTAACACTCGTAAATAGCGGAGATGAAGCAGATCATGTTATTAAACAGTTAAATGAATGTTCATTTAAAACAGATTGGACTCTTTTTAAGCAGAAGGCTGAAGAATTAAACTTCAAAAATATTATTAAAAATGATAGTATTTGGTATTCAACCTTTTTTCAAACTAATAGATTATTAGAACTACTAGCTTAAATATTTTTATGAACCAAAACGAATTCGTTAACCCGCAACAAATTAGATCCCCATATACTGGTGAAACATCCCGCCCTACATACAATACATACGATGCAGATGGAAAGACATACGAGCAAGCAGTTTTCTCTGACCCAGTAACTGGGCATATCATTAAAAAGGGTTTAGTATCAGTTAAAGACGCGAAGACGGGTGATTTAATCGCTGATTACAATGGCGTTATCAAAAGTGTTACAACTCAAAGTAGAGGGTAATAGTAATTGATTACTGCTATTAGTATACTATAATTAGTATGTGATAGTAGTCCCAGAACAATATACCATACAGACATTATACGAGAATATCTACAAGATAACGTATAATAAATATAGCCATTCATATAATGGTTGCTGTCCTATATGTAAAGAGGGAGCATCATGGGGTAAGAAGAAGAGATTCTTTTATATACCGAAAAAAGACTTAGCATACTGTCATAACTGCGGGTACAGTAAAAAGACATTAGGATTCTTATTAGATATTACTAATAAACCGCTTCATTTTTTAATTAACGAAATTAAGAGTTTTGATGTGGAGACGCAATTGCCTCGCGAAGAGGTCAAAGAAGAAAAGAAGGTAATAGATAAGAGTTTACCTGATGATTGTATTAATTTGTCTGATACAGGGCAGGTAGAGTATTATAAAGATGAACCAGCAGTAATAGCGGCTTTAAATTTAATTAAGGTTCGTAAACTAGGTAAAGGTGTTAATAAACCTAAAACATTTTATAAATCTTTAAAAGATCCCGTACATAAAAATAGACTAATATTACCCTTCTACGATGATAACGATAATATTATTTTTTATCAATCAAGAGGGTTAATGAAAAAAGATTTATATGATAGACCGAAATATCTAAGTAAGGTAGGGGCTGAAAGAAGCTTATACGGTATGCAGAATATCAACGCTGACTTAGATCACGTTTTTATATTTGAAGGTCCGATTGATAGTTATTTTGTAGAAAATGGTTTAGCAACCTGCGGTATTACAGAAAGAAGTGATAAGATGTTTACCGTGTTACAGAAAGAGCAGATGAATAAATTAAACTTCTATGAGAAGATTTATGTATTAGATAATCAATACTGTGATAAAGCTGCTTTAAACAAGAGTATTATATTAGCTGATAATGGAAATAAGGTCTTTATATGGCCAAAAGAGCTAAAGCAGTTTAAAGACTTCAATGATATATGTGTAATCGGTAATAAAGACAAAATAAGACCCGAATTCATATTAAAAAATACATATTCGGGTCTTAAAGCTAAATTGCTTTTAACTGAGATTAAAAATAATTAGTATTCGTCTCCTTCTGCAAACGTTTGATTACGGTACCCGACTTCATCTTTGATAAAATCCATTAATATCGGAAATTGATCATCACGTAGAGTATGTAAGAATTTCAACTCATCATCTCCGAGAGCATCAGCAAACTTTTCAGCCTTCTCTTCAAAATCAGAAGAATCACCTAACGATTCATCTTCTTCTGGTTCCATTCCTCCAAATTGATCATCTGCAGGAGCGTCTTCCGGAGCGTATTGATCGTTATCATCCTCTTCAAGCTCAGTTGATTCAGCTAAAGAACTCTTTAACCTTTCAAGATTTTTCGCAGATGCATGTCTTGGGTTTCTTTCAAGCCAACCAGTGATAGCGCGGTGAAGATCACTTCTTTTTTTAGGGCTGAATTTATCTAGCTCGACTATCACTTCTATGGTGGTCGAAGAATCGATAGCTTGGATGAGCTTTTTTACTGCAGCATCATTGAACTTTTGTCCTACAGATTTAACGACGTTGCTTATGATGCCTTCTTCAAGTTCAACATCTTCATCAGCAGATTCGTTTTCAGGTAGAATTTTAGTTTGTGTGTATCTTTCGAAGATTAAGTCTTGATCTGTTTTCATATTATTATTTAATTAAATTTATATTTAGGATCATTAGCACCTGCTAAGTAACCTTTAAGAATTTCACTGAGTGATGAAACTTCCATTGCAACTCTTGCAATCTTCTTTGTCTCAGAATTTGAAATACTATCAAAGATTGTATCAGGTTCAGCTGAGTTGAGAGATGTTTGGATACTATCAGCTGTACCATTAAGGTAGTTAGAGAACTCGTCCATTTTCAATATCCAGCTATTTAATTCGTCGTACATCTTTCTTTGCTGGTCGTTAATTGAGGATGCAACATCAGCAGGTGCATCAGCTCCGAGCTCATCAGCAGTTATATCTTGCAACTCTGCATCTAGAGCCTGCGCATCAGTGAGCTCTTCATCTTGTTCTAAAATTTTATTAAATCTATTTAAATACGTACTCATATTTATATTTATGTAGAATAGTATAAATATATACATGAAGCGATTATTTTTTGAAGACAGTACGATCCCAGACGTTCAGAGGCAGATTGCCGGTGTAGGCTCGTCAGCGGTTGATGCGGGGGGCATGAGATTAGATAGCTTGCTACAGAATAAGAACGATGATATGAAGCCGCAACAGGGTAATAAACTATACCCTATAAGCAATATTGACGAAGCTATTTCAGACGCGTTTATTAATATTTCAAACGCGCAAAAACTTATAGATGTAGCTAATCAGAACCCTACATTAAAGAGCAGTAAAAAATTGCTTATAAAATTGGAGAATAACCTTAAAGACATAGCACATTTATTAGTTGACTTTGACGAGACATTGTCTATAATAAAGGGAGATGAGAGGTAGTTTTGCAAAAATTTTATATTCTATTATACTAACTGCTAGTATAAGCGTAATTACTGGTTTAATATTCAGAGATAACTTTTGGTATGTTGTTACTTTAGCTACTATTTTTCAAGTTACTGGGTTTTTAGTATTAAACCAAATTTATACTAATAGATTAATGCAGTCGTTAGAGGCGATTAAAGCCGATCAATTACGGGAGCAGAATCGCAATTATGTAAATGTCGTATGCCCATGTAACCAGAAAAATATACAGTTTGTAGATATACGATTTGACGTTAAGCCTCAATACATGTGCGATAAATGCGATAGTGAAATAAGCTGCGAACCATCAGTTAAGACGTTCACTGTGACTAACCCGGTATATTTTGGAAAAGATAATGAATAGCGCTGAAAGTATAACAACAGATGTACCTAGTACATCCCTACAACAAGCTGTAACTAAAGAAAAGGTTAACTTACAATCTATTAATGAATGTCTTTTAAGTGCACTTTCATATGACAATACTGCTAACTTTAAAGCCGGTCAAGCCAGACAAGGTCGCCGGTCATCCACTTCTATTACTATTTTAAAGGATTTACTATATAAAGAAATAGAAGAACTGCACCTGACAAGAGGTACAGACAATACCGAGAGAGCAATTAATAGCGTGACGAGAAAAACCTTAATGCATCAAGTTGATAGTGTAATTAGTATTCTTGAAATGTCTACCAGTAAGACAGATGATAACAGATATTATATGCTCGGTATATTAATAAAAGCATTATACCAGAAATAGGAACCCTAATATAATAAGGTATGACGAAACAAACAGACTTATCATTAATGTCCGTAGAGGAGCTTGAGCAGGAAAATTTAGATTTTTTATCTAGACTTACATGCCTTATATACGGGGTAAACGTCGCTGCTGATGCTGCGGAGAGAATGGGTTTAGATACGACGCGCAGTAGTGCGTGGATTAAGCCTATCTTCTTTCAGAAGTATGTGGATGAAAGATACGAGGATATGAAATATAATATTAACAAATCTCTTAAAGGTCACGAAGATGAAGTTTATTCCTGGTAATTCATTCACAAACAGAACGACTAAATTTGGTCGTTACTTTAAGAGAGGTAATACGTATATGATAAAGAATATATCACCGCGTGATAATAAATTTACATATACATTCGTTAGCTCGGAAGGCGATAAGGAAATTATCTTCAATACGGTGAAAGAGGCAGATGCCTTTTTAAGTAACTTTTAATAGTACTCACCGTAGACATCGGTATCGTTAACTCTCATATCAAACACATCATCTATACTCGTTTGATCTGCGCTGTATTCATCATAACCATCTTTCTTTGGTTCAGTTTCTATATTTGAACCACCAGATAGTCTACCTGCAAAAGCATCTTCATATATTTGCTGGTTACCTGAGATGCCTTCACCTAGAGAACTAAATGGTATACCAGGTTCAAAGCTATAATCATAGCGCTTGGCTTTAATTAAGAATACATAATGACCTGCAAGATTATTAATTTGGGCGACGTCCTCGTCTAACTTCTCAGTTACTTCAAAATACTTAGGTTGCCTGTCAGCTGGTCTATCGTCACCGAACTCCGATAATTGAAATATATCACCAGCCTTCGGCTCGACAATAGAGTATTGAGTATCATACACTGATGAAAGTGTTTCGAATTTTGCCTGGAATGAAGATATATGTATATATGCAGTTATTTCATCATCACTTAAGAAACCGTATTTACTTAACGTTATTGCGTTATCGTTAAGGTTAACAGCCATTATTAGATTCCTTGGCGGCGCAAATGTTTTTGTTGGTTGTTCACCGTATATATTATCTGCAGATAGAACATTAAATGTATTAACGAAGTATTCTATCTTTACACCATACTGGTTTATAATCTCACGCCACCAATTACTAAACAGTACACGTTCGGATTGCTGTACACTTTTATCGGTAAATCTCCAGCAGGATTCATCGTCTTGTACTACACCTGGGTAGCAGTTATTTTCATAATCTATACTCATTTTTGTAGCATGAATGTTTGTGTTTGTGGGTTATATGATAAAACAATACCAGTACGACCGAGAGTCTGCGATTTATCTTTATGAGGTACAATGCTGAACATTTTTGTTATATATTGTAAGTCAGCAGAGGTACATGCACATGAACCTTTGTTTGTTTTTAAATTTTCAATTTTTTGATTCTTTGAAGCGTCCGTCTTAACATAATCAGGTACAAGATTTACATGCTTGCGCCTGTAACTAGAATCAGTATCAGTAAACCCGGTGCCTCTATGCCTATGTTTAACTCCAGGTTGAGTACCACTGTACTTACTCTCAAAAAACTTCTTAAACGGTAACATATTTATATTTATGCAAAAAAAAGCTGCAACCAATAAAGTTGCAGCTTTTTTAAATTATATTAGCTTATTAAGCGAATAATGAACCACCGGTAGAGCTAGTCTTCGTACCGCCTGCTTTATTATTCTTAGATGTAAGCTTATGGCCAGCTGAATCTGGAAGCGGCTTACCTTTACCGTCGACTGTCGATTTAACTTGACCCTGTGCTTTACCACCTGATGCTTTAACATTACCGACTTTATTTTGTCTCGATGTAAGCTTATGACCTGCTGAACTAGGAACTTCCTTCATTTCAGTAGCTTCTTCTAATTCTTCATCATCATCGCAATCTTCTTCAGCTTCATCAAAAGCATCGAAGCCTTCATCACCAGCTTCATCAGCATCTTCATCAGCATCTTCATCAGTTAACTGAGCCATTAGCATGTCGTGAAGCTTTTGAGCTGTTTCACGGTCGAGGGTTAATGTAATCTCGTCAGTCTCTTCAGCATCCACGTCAGCTTCTTCGGCGTCAATACCGAGAGCGTCAAGCTCTTCAATAGATTCATCACCCATTACATCTTCAAACAATTTATCAAAAACAGATTTCATATTAATATTTATACCTTCCTTGTATGTTTTTCCAACTTTTTCATCAAACTTCTCCGAACTGTATTCTTCTGGAGTATACAAGTTATCTTTTTTATTCTTTTTTGATGCATGCTTCGGATCAATTGGCTTCGTAAAACCATCAACATCCTCAATCTCGCTAGTTGTTTTATTTTGAATATCGGTCGCTTGCTTACTATCTAGATCGACGGCCCCTTTACCAGGCTTTGTTCCAAAGTTTTTTGTACCACCTCTCATGCTAGGAGACGCCGTCTTTGTTGATTCCTTTATGATAGAGTCAGCATACACATCCCATATATCGGTTAGATTATTCTTTTTTGACATATAAATATTTATAACATTATGGTTAAAAATAAACAAAATTATATGAATAATCCTAATCTACCAGCGGTAGGTGCAGAATTTGAGTATACATCAGAGCAAATTAAGCAATTAACTAAGGCAAAAAAGAACCTGTTATACTTTGCTGAAAACTTCTTTCATATTATTTCATTAGATGAGGGTAAGCAGAAGATTAAGCTACACCTACCTCAAAAGCGTGCTCTACGTAAAATGCGTGATAATAGATTCTTTATATTACTAGCGTCGAGGCAGATTGGTAAAACTACTATGATGACGATCTATGCTTTATGGATTGCTTGCTTCACTGATGATCAGCGTATTTTAATTGTAGCTAATAAAGAAGGTACAGCTATTGAGATTATGCAACGAATACGAATGGCATACGAAGAATTACCAAACTGGTTAAAGCCGGGAGTGAAGGAATACGGTAAGACCTCAGTGACGTTAGCTAATGGTACAAGAATAGGTATATCGACGACGACCGGTACAGCAGCTCGTGGTCAGTCTGTCAACTGCTTAATCCTAGATGAGCTTGCCTTTATTGAGCCTCATCTGGTTGAAGAGTTCTGGAAATCAGTATACCCAATTGTATCATCATCCAAAAAATCAAAAATCTTCATTGCGTCAACAGCAAATGGAACCGGTAATCTATTTTATAAACTATACACGGGTGCAGAGAGCGGTGAATCTAACTGGGCATGTGATAAGATTTTATGGAACGAAATCCCAGGTCGTGATGAGAGTTGGAAAAATGAAACGATTAATTCTATCGGCTCTGTTGAGGCGTTCAATCAAGAATTCAATTGTGAGTTCTTAGATTCAGGGGAAAGCTCATTAAATGAAGAACTCTTTGCGAGGTTAATGCAGAGAACGCAAGAGCCGAAATTTGTATTTGATGAAGGTAAGTATTTACTATGGGATGAGCCTTCAGATGACGGTACTTATATAGTTAGTGTTGATACATCAGAGGGTGTTGGGGCCGACTATTCTGTTGTACATGTTTTTGATTATAAGGATCTTACTAATATTAAGCAGGTTGCTACATACTGCAGTAATACCATATCACCGTATAATTTTACTGAAAAGGTATATGAAATCTTACAACACTGGGGCAATCCACTGGCCTGTATAGAGAGAAACAATTGCGGTGCTCAGGTGGTCGATAATTTAAGTAGACATCATGGGTATGAGAATATAGTATGCTGGGGAGCATCTGCAGCTGGTAGAGCTAAAAGCCAGTTGGGTATTATTGCTCATACAAATACAAAGCATAAAGGCGTTACTAATATGAGATACTGGATTAATGAATTAGAGAGTGTTGAAATACGTGACGCTAATCTTGTAAAAGAGTTAAGGGACTTTATTAGATACCCGAATGGTACATGGGCAGCTAAACGAGGTGCTGGTAATCATGATGATAGAGTGATGTCTATGATATGGAATTTAATCATATTAGAAGATGAGGTAGTTAAGAAATACTTTGAAATAGTTCAGCTCGATAAAAATAAAAAACCATTACAGATTAAGCAATTTGACTTTGGGATTAAATATTTTATGAACCCAACGTCTATTTACAGTAATGAGAAAACAGATGATAGCTTTGATAATACACCACCGGTATTAATCGGTAATGCAATGAATCAATCATCTGACATGGATCAACTAGCAGATATGGGATTTAAACCTCTACAATAAAAATATGCCCCTAAATCAATCACAGTTTAATAAGAGTCGGTTAGATAAATTTCTAATGGTTATTAATTTACCAGACCCTCTAAAAGGTATTAATACATCAGACCTGAGTGTGCATACTGATAATAAAATAAATGAGAATTCATTACAATTCTCAGTTTACGGGGCAGTAATTCCAAGTATAACGGTACCAGAGATTACTCAACAATACGCCGGGCAGTCTTTTAAAGTATCAAGCCACAGTAGACCTCCTTATGAGAACGTAACTGTTAACTTTACGATAGATAGTAGGTTTAACAACTACTGGGTTCTCTATAAATGGTTAGATCTGATGAATAATGATAAGCAATCAGTCTTTGATTCAGATAATTTATCAAACACGCCTTCTATAGCTACATCTAGCAGAAATAAAGTTAAATCTGCTAACTCCCCGTCACTATATCAAGCTGATATAACATTATATGCGAAGGATGAATACGATGCAAATGTAGTAAAGTTTCTGTACACTAATGCGTTTCCTGTTAATTTAGGGGGTATTGACTTTAATTATAGAACAGAAGGGGAAGTTGAGACGACGTTCGAATTTGCATTCTCGCAGTTATTAGTTGAATTAATGTAATTTTTTAAACAAAATTCCATAAATAATATTATGGGACGTACAATACAATCACCAGGTGTAGAAATAAGAGAAATCGATTTAAGCTTAAGACCCGCGCTAGCGTTAGGTACAACAGTACTAGCAGCGGGGTTTACAGATAGAGGACCAACTGACGAAGTTATTCAAGTAACGAGCTTGAGTGAATTCGAGCAAATTTACGGGACTCCATCCACCCCGGCTGAAAGATATTTCTATCATTCCGTTAGACCATTATTCAATTCGCCGGCGAATGTTCTTACATATCGCCTGCCGTATGGTAGCGATACAGGTGCTGGTTTCGGTAATAGTTACGGTGCATTAGTTTACCCGTGTAGTGCAGTGGTACTGTCCGGTACTGGTGAATATTCAAATACATATTCGCAAGTAGAAGACCTTAGCGGCGCGGCGATACCTACTAACTATATCTTAGGTAAGCCAGTTCATTATGAGCTTACGCAAGAGGAGTTCTTTAGTATACAGCAAAGACAAGGCTTTGAATGGTCAAATACAATTAATTCAAACCCAACAACATTTGATGATCTTGGTGAGGCAGCTGTTATTGTTCTCAATAAAGGTCAAACAACAGTTAATAATAAATATGAAGGATTTTATGTTGGTCTTGCTGATAATACAAACTTAAATGAAGCAACAAACTTTGATGCTATCCTTACAGCTGAAACGGTAGGTATCAGTGCTACTTCAACAAGTTCATACTTACAGTTACCGGGATCTCGTCTCAACTTTGCATTATCTGCTTTAAACGATGCTCAGACAAATACATTTGGTCAAGAATCAGATAGTATTGCCGAAATCATGGAGAATTTGACTGATTATGATATTGCAAAACCAGGGTTTGACGATACATTATCTGTCGGCTTATTCAAGCTTAGACAATCAGTATTTGCTGCTGATGTTATTAAGTTAGATTACGTACTTTCAGAAAGTTATGTAGGTTCTTTCGATTATCATCGCCAGCAGCAATCACAAAATGGTGGTGCGGCACAGAGCTTCTTCCTCGGATTTAAAGAAGATCAATCCCCGAATATCGAAGTACTAATTAATGATAACCTTTCTCATAGAAATGGCGATACATGGCTAGGGTTAGATGGCTTACCTGTTAATAAGATCAGATTAGCTTCAACGAAGTTTAGCACTATACCACAAGCAGAGGCAAATTGGCCTATACTTTCAGCTGGTTACATTAAACCTGGGTATGAAACCGCTGCACCGTTTGTTTCAGCAGCTCTTATTGATACAGCAACCACACTAGGCGTTGCTGATAGCTTATTTACTGTTGGTGCATATACTAATGCAAATCTACAGTCGACTCAGAAAGACCTCGGTTCAATTCCGCAAAAGCTTGATAGATTACTTGATACTGTTGAAAATCCAGATATCTTTGATATCGATATTACGATTGAAGCTGGTTTAGGTACAATTAATGCTGGTAGAGAAGCGACCGGTGAGGGTAAGTACTACGATGATCTAACTAACGTACCGATGTCTGGCTTTGCTAAATCTGATATTACATTGATTAGTCAAGATGCGCAGACTTATAGAGATAACTGGAAGACGATTTATAATAGATTTAACGACTTCGCTGAGAAGAAAAGAAAAGATCACTTGTTTATTGCTGACCTTCCTAGACCAATCTTCTTAGAAGGCGCAAACTTCAAGACGCTACAAGATCCAAAAAAGAACTTCTCGTTGAATATTAATAAGCCTATTCAAGCCTTTACATCTATCTTAAATTCTAGCTACTCGGCAACATATGCTGCTTGGACTAAAGTTTATGATGCATCGTTAGATGATCAGACATGGGTACCATTCTCTGGTACTGCTGCTGAGCTAATGGCTAATACAGACAGTAACTTCCAGCCATGGTTTGCCCCTGCAGGGTTTACACGCGGTAGAGTAAGTAGCGTTAATGACATATGCCTTTACCCGAAACAGAAGCAGAGAGATCAGTTATATAAGAATTCGGTTAACCCTGTAGCATTCTTTCCAGGTGAAGGTTTTGTTGCTTTCGGTCAAAAGACATTACAATCTGCACCAACAGCATTTGATAGAATTAATGTTCGCCGCTTATTCTTGAACTTAGAGAAGTCGACACGTACAACTATGAAATACTTCATATTTGAACCAAATACGCTTCTTACAAGAACACGTATTATCAATACATTAACTCCTATTTTCGAGAATGCAAAGAATACAGAAGGTGTTTACGATTACTTGATCGTATGTGACGAAAGAAATAATACTCCCGACATCATTGATCAAAATGAATTGGTAGTAGATATCTACCTGAAACCGGTAAGAGCTGCTGAGTTTATCTTAGTAAACTTCTACGCAACCCGTACCGGTACAGACTTCAACGAAATTGTTGGATAAATTTCACTGATTCGACCCAGTGAAGAGGTCAGCCCATGAGGGCTGGCCTTTTTTATGTCAACTGCCATTGATTATTATGTTTATCGTTAACTGTTTTTTGCTTATAGTGAGTAATTCTAGACATTTTTGAAGCGTTGATACCGTGATGAGTTTTCCATTCAAATCTATATAATGAATAAACTTCCCCTGTATCCAAGCATTTCATGGTAACTCTATCTTTACAGTTACCGTTAGATGCTCCTGCTTGAGATCTATCTAATCCAGATAACCTACCTTCTCTATATATCAATTTCATATGATTAGAATGGCCTGCATTTTTTCTACCCTTTAACTTTGGGTGAGGTACATATAATGTATTATTCTTCTTCTTTGTCTCTATCATTTTCTCTGATATTGCTGCTGGTCGGCGGATACCACGTCTAGTTTCAGCTGATCTTGCAATAGAATCTACAGTATTAATAACTCCAGTCTGCCCATACCTATCAAGCTTTGTTTGCTTAGTTTTGGCAGTAGCCCGTACACGAGCTTCCTCAGACAGCTCATTATATGAAGGTGGTCTAGTAGCATCATGAGATACATTAATACATAGACATTCGCAGCATAACTTATCTAGATATAATTGCTCTACATTTAACAATTCCCCCATACTGCTAACTACTTTCTCTACAGTGAACTGTAGAGAATCAGCTCTCTTATTAAAAATAAATTGCAGTTGCCTATTATAATGGCCGTCTCGATTAAGACTGTACATATGGGTATTGAATCTGTTTTCAAATTGTTTAGCTGAACCAATATAAAACTTACCTGATTCATTATCAGTTATCTTGTAGATTCCTCCAGAATCTAGATTTTCGGTAGGAGTTAAGTTTTTCATTTAAATACTTAATCTAAAACTCTTGAATTGTCTGTAGCTTTTTGAATTAAGTTAATATAAACGCAATCAATTATACCCTGTATGAATAAATATTATTATAATGAATGAGAAACTTTATATAGAACAGGGGGCAGAAATTGAGCGACGTTAAACAAACGATACAGGATTTTTATACTCAGGCTCAAGCAAAAGACTTCGCAAGAAATAATCTGTTTAGAGTGTTAAACATTGACTTCGGGGATGGTAGTGATGTATCTATCGGTGAAGAAGATTTAGTCTATGTTACTACAGCGACTCTGCCCGGTAAAACCATTCAAGATGTTACCGTACCGTATATGGGATTAGACTTCCACGTGCCAGGTACTGTTAAATACAACGGTTCGGAAGGATATTCCTTAACTTTTAGAGCTGATGAATCG